AAAATATACGGCGGGGAATTGCCGCGTCCGGCAATTCCCCGCCGTATATTTTTTTAGGAGGAAGAGAGAATGAAACTTGAAAGAGTGCACAGGGTCATTTCAGCGACCCACGGGGAACTGCCCCTTCAGGAAGGGGCGTCCACATTCAAACCCGCGGGGAAGAAGCGCGACACGAAGGTCGGCGAGGTTCCCGAAAACACGGGCTACACCGAGCACCAGACCGAGGCGGAATTCAAACTGAAGTTGAACGCCACGGGCGCGCTCGGCGTCGAGCAGTTGTCGGACGTGGACAATGACACGCTCACGATTTTCACCACGGGCGGCAAGCATTATCAGATGCCCCGCGCGTGGGTCGAAGAGCCGGGAACGCTGGGAGACGCGGAAATGGACATCACCTACAAGTCCGGCTCCAGCCCGCGTCTGGCGTAGGGAGAGGAGGGAGAAGCATGGCGATTACCTATACGCTGAAACACCCGGTAACAGCCGGAGAAAAGACCTTTACCGAGGTAGTTCTCCGGCGGCCAAAGATGAAGGATTTCATCGCGTGCAAAGGCCTCACTGTGGGGGAAGCGGCTGCGGACGCGGCGCTCATTTCCTCGCTGTCCGCAATACCGGAAATTGTCGTCAATCAGTTTGATATTGATGACTGCGCCAAGTTGCGCTATCTGGCTGCCCGGATATGGAACGCCTTTTTTGATGCCGTGGATGGATACAGCGAAAAGACGCTGGAGGAAATCGAAGCCGAGGCGAAAGCGGAAAAAGAAAAGGGCGACCCTCAGACGGAGACAGCGGAGAGCGCATGACCCTTGAAGAGATTCGTGACCGTGTTGCGGGGATGGTCACGGAACTCTTTGCGCTGTCTCACGGGTTTGACTACGAAACGGTCATGGGCATGTATTGGGATGAGTTCTCTTATTGGTATGAGAAAACAGTCGAGACCGCAAAACGACTGCGCGGAGTATCCTGATGGCGAAAGAAATCAAAGCGGGCGTTCTTGTTGAACTCAAGGATAAGTTCACAAGCGGGATAAAAAAAGCGGCGGGGGCGTCCGGTGACTTTGCCAAACAAACCTCGGCGGCGCTGAAGCAGGTTGACAGCGTATTCTCCGGAACCGCCGCGAAACTCGGCGCTTTGGGCGTGGGGCTTTCCCTCGGAGCGGCAACGCGGGACATGATTGCTCTTGACCATCAGATGACGCGCATGGGTGTCACTGCCGGAATCTCGGCGCAGAAAGTAGGAAAAATAAAGCAGGAAATATACGCCGCCGCGCTCGCCGCGAAAGTGAGCGAGAAGGATGTCTCCGAGGCTTTTAATGTTGTTATCGAGCGTGTCGGAGACCTTGAATACGCCGAGGAAAACATAAAAAGCATCGCGCTCACGCTCGCGGCAACCGGGGAGTCTGCCAGCGGCGTAGGTGATATTTTCTCGTCTCTTGCCAATATCAATTTACCTGTCGATGAAACCCTGCGCTTCCTCGACGCCGCCGACGCCATCGGTAAAGTGGGGGCGTTTTCTTTGGGGGACTTTGCCAAGAAAGCCCCGGCGATTGTCGCGGCGTATGGGCAAATAGGCACCTCCGCTGGCGATTTGGAAAACGCCATGAAAGCCCTGCAAATTATGATGAAGGGCATCGGAACGCCTGACGAAACGGTAACGGCGCTGACGCGGACAATCAACGAACTGAATACCAAAGAGGACGAGTTACTGAAAATCGGTATAAAAGTCCGCAACGGCAACAAACTCCGCGACCTGAACGATATTATGTTTGATGTCTCCGCCCGGATAGACAAAGACGGCAACGCGAAGCGATTCTTTGACATATTCAGCATTGAGAGCATGAAAACAGTGCTCGCCTTCAATCAATACGGAAAAGGTATGCAAGCGCAGTTTGCGCAAATCGGCAACTCGATGGGGGAAATTTCAAGAGACGCCGCCACGATGGGTAAAACCTTTCAATCGAACCTGAAAAACATGCAGACGGCCTTCAACAAGTTCGCCGACGCGAATATGGGGAAGGTGCTCGCGCCCGTTACGAAATTCCTCAACAGCATGGCGGAAGACCCCAAGAGGTTCGACGCGACATTCAACGCGATAAAGCGCGGCCTCATCGCAATAACAGTAATCAAAGTGGGGACTGGCCTCGTGTCATTTATCGAGAGCCTGCGGAAAGTGCAGAGCGGAGGCCCCATCGTTCCGAAAATCGGAGGCACGGCTGGAGCCGCGCCCATGCCTGTCTTTGTTACCAATTGGGGAGTGGGCGCGGCGGGAAGCGCGTCCCTGCTGACCGGAGCGGGTATAGGCGGCGTTGGTGTTCCCGCTGGCGGTTTGGTGGGGCCTGACGGCAGACCTATCGCAAGCGGCGCATCTCCCGCATCAAAGCCGAAAAGCGGATGGAACATAAAAAAGCCCAACATGAAAGGCGCGGCAAAGGCTGGAGTGGGCGCGGCGGCCATCACCGCTGTCATGGCGGTTCCCGGCATGATTGGCGAATTGAGCGCCGTTTCCAAAGATGAGGAGATGACAAAAAAAGAAAAGGCGGCGGCAAAAGGCGGCGCGATTGGAGAAGCGGTAGGCTCTGTCGGCGGCGCTCTGGGGGGAGCGCTGGCTGGCGCGGCGATAGGTTCCGTGGTGCCGGTTGTCGGCACGGCTGTTGGCGCGTTAGTGGGCGGTCTTATCGGGCAATTCGGCGGACTGGCCGGAAGATGGATAGGTTCTAAAATTGGCTCGGCGGGTGTCGCTGACGAACAAATGACTCCAGCCAGAACAACAACCGGAGCGGCCCCAGCCACGATAACAGAGGAAGTCCGGCAAGGCCCCCGAACTCTTGTCAGCGATGATGGCTGGACTATGCGGGAAGCGTCTTTTTCCAAAAGGCAACTGCCGGAAACGATTACCACCAATAACCTCCCTGCCGCCGCCGTTCCTCCGGTAGAGGTGGGGGGTGAAATCCAGTTGCACAGCACCTTGGAAGTGCGCGGCGATGTGATGCGCCTGCGGCACAAGATGGGGCGCAATACGACGCCGTATAAATATCAAACCGGACAAACGCTCGAAGCGCTGGAGTACGCCTGATGGCCGCCGCGAAGTTTGACGCGTCCCTGCCGTCTCCGTATGCCGAGGACTGGAGGGAGGCGTATAGGGCCGACGCGGGAGACAGCCCGCGCGTGGCGTCCTACCAGCCTCCGGGAGGGGACGCTCTCCGTTTCATCCAAAAGACCTTCGAGTTTTCAGGAGGGCAATCGAAGGACACCGAGGAGTATCCCTTCGGCGGCCTGTGGTCGAATGAGAGGCTGAACGAGAAGCCGCAGACGCTTATGGTCAAGGGCTGCCTGCGCGGGGCGAAATACATCGCGCAGAGGAACGCCTTCATCGAGGCGTTAAGGATACCCACCGATGACGACCATCCGGGATACATCGACTTCCCCTTCTGGGGCAGATTTCCCGTTGTGGTGGACGAGTATCATGTATCGGAGGACACGGACGAGCAGGGGCAGTGCGAAATAAGCCTCACGCTCACGAGGGCGGGGGTGACGATAACCGACCGCTTTGAGACGCTCGCCGGAAGTGCGGCGAGCGTCAAGAGCGTGTCGGAAGACCTCCTCGCCGCCGCGAAAAATGAGTTCAACAAAGATGGTCTCGACGGCTTCACGCTGGCCGCCGCTTTCGGGAAATTCCAAACGGCTCTGTTATCGGTGCTGGGGCGGGTGCGCGGGGCGATGACGGTGATGAACACAATCTCCAACTCGATTTTGAGCGTGGAGCGTCTCATCGCGCAGGGGATACGCGCCCCCTATGACCTTGCCGCCGCCTATATCAACGCCTGCTACGCGATGGTGGACGGAATAATGGAAATCAAGGCGGCGGGCGAATTATACGGCGAGGGAAGCGCCGGGGAAGGTTCTTCCTCCGCGAGCGGCGGCGGGGCCGCGTCCGCGTATTCGGAGCCGGACGCGGACAACGAGAAGAAGGCGCTGTTGCAATTCCTGTCGGCCTCGACCTATACGCTGGATGTTACCGCCGCCACGGTAACGCAGGAGAGTACGAAGCAGGCGGCGGAGAACTTTTTCAAAATGGTGGCCTTCGCGGTTTCGGCGCGGATATTGACATCGATGGAGAACCTGAGCCTCCAGCAGGCAACGGGTTATTGGAACCTCCTGCAAAAGTTGGAGGAGAGCATCAATCAAGACAACCCGGCTGTCCACGCGGCCATTGTGGAGACACGGATAGCCGTTTCGCGGGAACTCGCGGGGAGGAACCTGAGCGCGGAGACGGCGCGGAAGTTTTCCTCCTCCCTGCCGCTGTTGTTCCTCGCGCAGTATCTGGGGTGCGATGAGACCGCCCTGCGCCGGCTGAACAGCATCGCCGACTCGTTTGTGGTGGAGGGGGATGTGATTTATGTCTAGCGTCATCGTCCAAAACGCCACGACCGGGAAGGAACTCGTCTGGCGGAGGATAAAAATCACCAAGTCACTTGACGATATCTGCCACACTCTTGAGGCCGAACTCGCGCCCGCCGAGCGGATTCTCGTCCACAAACACGACAAGATAGAGGTGCGTTACGCAAACGCACTGGTAAAGGACTCCGGAGGAAAACGGCGCGTTACCACGGTGCTTGTTGATGAGGTGACGGCGGCGGCGGACGAGTCCCGGCACAGCGTATCTGTTATAGGACGGAGCCCGGCGCGGGACATCATCGACTCCACATGGAGCGGAGAATTCAGCGAGTTCAAGTTGCTCGATTTGATAAAAGAGATAGCGGGGAAATTCGGCATCGACTGCTTTGTGATACCGAAGGGAACGGCGACGGGGGAAGTCCCGGTGTTCAAGTTTGAAAATGAAAGCCCGTGGGCGCGCCTCGCGGCGGAAGCGGCGGGGCAGGGGTTCATTTTCACGAGCAACGAGGCGGGGAACCTCTATTTGTGGAAAGTGGCGTCTGGCACAAGAAGCGAGGGCTTTAATATCACCGAGGGCGCGAATGTGAAAACAAT